CATCCGTGGCTTCGTGTCCTTACGCGGGTTGAACAACCAGCCGGGGATCGTCTTCATGTCCTTGTCTTCGGACACGATGATCTTCTTCCCCTTGATCAACCGAGGGTGTGTGCTGAGGATTCCCATGATGTCGTCAGCCTCAAGGGTTGGACGCTCATAGCACTCATAGCGTGAGCGCATGGCTTCCTTGATGGCAGACAGGTGCAGAGGCTTGGCAACGCCAGCACGGTTCTCCTTGTAGCTGGGAAGTACCTGCTTACGCCAGTTGTCCTCGGAGTTGCACGATAGGCAGACAATGAAGTTGTCACCGTTGAGTCGATCCATCGTTGCATTGATGGTGTCATCCACGTAATGAAGGACAACCTCTAGGTCATCCACCACCAGTGTCTTGTCGCCATCGTCATCCCAATCGATTCCCTTCTGGGCAGTCGCTGCGTGTTGATAGGCGATGATGTCTGAATCCAGTAGAAGCGTTGTATCCATATAGACACCTTAGTGGAATTGTTGGGTCAAAGCTTCCCAGCTAACTGGGTAAAGCTCAGACATCACCTTGTCGATGGCTTGGGCGTACCACTGGATTTCCTTCTGGGCATGAGGATCAAGACGCAGAGAGGCAAGACGAGCGTAGGCAGCAAGGGAACCAGTCTCGATGAACTCGGTGTACATCGACTGAGGCAGAACCATACGTGCTTGCTCGGGGCAGACTCCCTTGTCCAAGAGGTCTTTGTAGGTGTCCAAGGTAGCGATCCAGTAGTCGGTATGTTCGACCATCAGAAGACCAACATTGACGACCTCGTCACTGGAACCCTGCTTGACGCTCTCAGCCCTACCCCTCCACTCAGTCGGGATGTACAACTCCGGGGTGTCATCCACATACCGGCGGGACACCTCGTTGCGCGTAAAGCCAACCATGTGCTTGAACCATTGACGAGCAATGAAGATGGGCATCTTGATCCGCAGGGTGATCTGCGGGTGGCTGAAGGGAGTCCAGTGCTGGTGCTTGGCAAGGTACTTGATGAACTTCTGGTCTTTATCGGACAAAGAGAGGATGCTTAGTGCATCGGGTGCTGTCCAATCTTCATCCCATTGGGATTCCTTTGCCATGGATACGCGGGCAGCATTGACCACACTGAGGTCAGACCCCATGTGATCCACAAGCTGCACCGAGGAGATACCATCCTTAAGCGGATCGTGGTTCATAACGGAACACCTCATGCCAAGTCATCCAGAAGGCCTTGCTGACTTCACCGTAGATAACGATGGGCAAGGTAAAAGTTTTCATTGCTTTGGTAGTGAGCCAGTGGGCTAACATGTTTTTATTTCCTTCACATCTTCTGCCAAGTCTTTAACAACTTCAGCCGTTCGATTTCTTCCTGCGCGGCGGCGAGTTGATCCTCCAGCGCCTCGTACATTTCCAGCGTCACTGTTCCGTACTGACTGGGTTGGTTTTCTGGGTCGGTGATGCTCTGCTGAAAACTCCGTTTCAGTCCCTTTGTCAGCGGGTGTTCCAGCCACGCGTTATATTCAGCGCTTGTGATTGTCTTGCTCATTGCATCGGTTCCTCAAAAGTCATGGATTCTGGGTGTGGCTTGTCGTCATGCACGATCACTCCGAACTCGTCGGCTCTGAGGAATCTTCCGCAGACGACGCACCAGTAACCCGCTTGTTCCGTGTCAGAATCTCCGCCCATTTCTGCGTCACGATCTTGTTGCATTGCTTGTCCCATAGCGCATCCAGTACATATAGACAGTCGTCAATCTCTCGTTCTAAGTGTGCGAACTTATCGGCGGCATCGCCCAGCATCCTGTCCCAGATGTCACGTTCTTCACTGAGTCTTGCCAGCGCAGCATCACGCTCGGCGGTTAGCTTCTCGATTTGCTTTCGCAGACATCCGGTGTGTTCTCTGTGATGTTCTGCGTATCCGCAAACCTCGCAGCGCCGTTCCTTCAGCGGCTTAGTTGCCTTGAGGATTGCTGCGGCCACTTGGTCGGGGGTGTAGAGAAAAACGTAATCTTGCGGATTGTTCTTTAAGTTGCTTCTTGAGACCTCTTCGACCGGAAACATCTCGTTATTAGGAAGGTAGTGGTATCCAACCGGCTCCCCGACTTCCTTCAGCAATTCAGCCTTGTAGGATTCGATAATGGCTTCTGCGAATTCATATGCAATGTCAGGTGACATGCTCAACATGTAGCTGTTGTTTGTTTTGCGAATGCGCTTGGCAATCTCTTTAATGTTCATCACTGTTCTCCTCTTGGAGCGCCGTTAGACTTGTAATGACGACCAATGCGCTTGCCTTCATTGATAAACCATCGTCCAAGTGCGCGAAGTTCTTTTGGGCTGAACTTACCAAACCCATCGACTTCAACAGAACAGATAAGCCAAGGTTCTACACATTCGCCTTTTTCTTTCTCAACGACACAGATACGCGCAGTTCCGTCCCAAGTTGAAAACTCAACTTCTTCGTGGATGATTCCCATCACTGTTCTCCTAGCAGTTCTTTTCTTAGCGAATCAATAGCTGAATCAATACGCTCATATAGATAATCCGGCATTCGATGTTTATCAGCGAAACTCCATGACTCAACGGCACTAAGCAGCATGAGCAGTTCCAATGTTTGCGACTTGTCCATCACTATTCTCCTAGTTTGCGGATAGCTGCAATTTCCTGAAGCGCAAACGATAGGTTCTGCGCTATTTCACCAAAGTTCCCACATTCTGGAATGCGAGCGGCAAGCGTGTAATGCATTGCTTCTGAGCATGCGTCCTTGATAGCCTGTAAAGCGTTATCTGGTATTGCACACCGCTCAATCGTGCGCTTTTCGATGATCTTTCCCATCTTAAGAAGGCTGTCTTTGTATTGCTGGATTGCTGCGTTGTATCCAGCCCAAGCAAACTGAATCATAGAGTCCGGTTCCCAAGGGCCATCATTCGATATGTCATCGGATTCATCCCACCATTGGGTGAATCTCGCAAGGATTTGTTCGCGTGTAGTGCTCATTTCTTCAATGGTCACTTGAATTTCACTTTCTCGTATGTACGATAGGCACCGAGACCCAACATCCCGAACAGCAGGGTGAGCAAGGTGTCCATGTCTAGGGACGGCATGGGTTTCCACTGCCACAGGTTCTCAGCCAACCAGGAGAACACAGGGCGGAACATCAGTTGGTAGCTCAGACCACCACCACAGACCCAGCCAATGTAGGGTCGCCAGCCTGACTTGAAGATGGACTCTGACTTAGCCTCTTCGGTGTTGATCAGTACCTGACCTTCATCGGATTTAGCCAAGCCATCGAACATTCGGAACTCACCGTTCTGCTGCATCTGAAGGAGATCAGCCTTGGCCTTGTCCTTCTCAGCTTGGGACGGGAACCATCGGTCGATGAGCTTCATCCCAAGATCAACGACATCAACTAGAGGAAGGCCCATTAGCTACGTCCCCACTGACCGAGGGTGTCCATAGCTTTCTCAGCGCCGTCCGTGCCAAGCATGAAGCCAGCACCAACGAAGGTATAGATGAAGCCAACAACCATGAGAGGTGCCAGCAGAATGATGATGATGACAGCAAGCATCTTGGAGATAGCTTTTTTGATATTCATTTGTTTTCCTTGAGGTTAAGAAAGGTCAGACCATTGGGCTGCACCCTCCACTCTCTTGTGGGAATACCACTGGGGAGAATGTTGGTGATCAGCCCAAGGGAAGCTGCCGTAGCAACAGCAGCCGCATGGGTACGAGCAAAGTCCGACTGAACCGTGAATGGAAAGTCGTATGCCCTATGGATTACATCAGTGAGTTTCTTTCCAGTTGCGCCCGACCTTAAACTCACCAGTAATTGGGATGCGGAACTTGAAGTGTTCCCCCGCTTTAACGAAGGACTCGACCGCAAGCCTCCCAACTTCTTCTGCAATTTCTTCATCGCATTCAACTTGGATTTCGTCGTGAACCCACGCAACCTGTTGCACCCTATTTCTCCAATCTAATGCGTTAATGGATTCATCAAAGAAAACAAGGGCTTGCTTTGCGATCAAAGCACCGGCAGATTGCAATAGTGTGTTGAGGGCAGCATGGGAAGAACGCACATGGAGGACTCGTCCATCCAACCCCAAGAGAAACTTGGAGTGTTCAGCCTTGGCCTTCACTGCCTCGACCAGAGATTTGATGGCTGGGATTTGCTTAAAGAATTTCTTCTTCAGCTTCTTCCCGTGGCGAGAGTCACCACCAACAATGCTTCCAATCTTCTCATCGCCAGCCCCATAGAGGAACGCATAGATGAAGGTCTTGGCTTGGTTGCGTGTCTCTAGCCCTGCTGCGTGTTGATTTTCTGTATGGATATCTCCATCGAGGAGAATCTTTCCATACGCCCCACCATCATATCGAGCCATAAAGTGAGCAAGACAACGGAGTTCCAGCCCTGACAGGTCAGCACCAACAAGAGCTTTTCCTCTTGGGACGCAGAACAACTCTCGACAGTCTCCTCCGTAAGGACTACTACAGGATGGGACTTGAGCCAAGTTTGGATTGGAGTGAGTAGCTCTACCAGTGACTGCCCCGTTAGTGATAACCGAACCGTGTAAACGTCCATCATTTCCTAGCTTCTTTAGCCACGCCTGATCCCCCTCAGCCAGTTGTCCCAGACGCTTGATCAGCATCAGGTACTCAGCCATGAGTTTGGCTTCTGGGTATGGGAGAGCAGAGAGAACCGTTTCATCAACCTTTGGCTTACCTGCATCGGTGAAGTCCATAGGTTCCCAGTTGTGCATGACCTTGAGCCAATGGGCAATGTGATCACGACTACCAGGATTGAACTCAGTCCTCTTGTATTTCTGAAATGGGACACCAGCCACAATGTTCTTGGATGGATTGTCCCTCTTGTAAATCTTGGGCTTACCGTCCTTCAGATCAAGCGGGGGGAAAGCTTCCCGTAGCTTCTCTTCAATCCGGACTTTGTGCTGTACCAAGGTGCCATAAAGGTTCGCCGCCTTGGCTTGGTCGAAGAGGAAACCATACCTCTCTTGCCTTGCAATAATCCAAGCCACTCGGTGTTCCAACTCGATAGCTTGAGCCGAGTACGGTTTCCGAGTGAGATGACGATAAAGGGATTCGAGGGTTGAAACGTCTTGAACACAGTAGTCCTCCATTTCTTGTGACCAGTTTTCCCAGCCACCTTGATAGTCATCCTTGTTGTTACCAAGACGCAGACCCCAAGCCTCCAACGAGTGGGACTTGAAGAGCTTTCCCGGCAACCGTTCTTCTTGCATCAGCTTTGTGTCGATGTCTCCGAGATCGGAGTAGATCAACCGTGACAGAACCAAAGTATCAACGATGCGAGATTCATCAAACTTCACGCCGTATAGCTTCTCCAGTACAGGTACGTCGTACTTGATTCCATTGTGAGCAACTGCATACTCAGCCTGTACTAACTTATATACACCTTCGCTTACATCTGGAAGGTTTGTGTTTTCCTGATTGTTAAACACTTCAACCAAACCAGTGTCTAAGTCCTTGATTACCAAGCAGTGAACAGTTGTAACAGTGCCAAGAAAGCCATCTGCCTCTATGTCGAAAAGTAACCGCATGTCAATACTCCAAAATAAACTACTGCGTTAGTGGTGGTTGTTAAAAATAGTTAAGTGGAGTAACATGCTGCCTCCCTACAAGAGGAACAAAAATGCATTTAGAGATTGAGACTTTTGATTCAGGTGTTTTTGTCAAATACAACAAAGAGGAGTATTTTTTAACGCCCCTACGCTGGCTGATTTGAACCCACTGATGCTTTGCCTAAAGTGGAGCTGCACCTGTAGCTTTACCCTAGGAATACTTGGGCTGCAGCTATGTAGAACAGTGATGTATGGTGCGGAGGTAATCCCAACCATCTTTTAGAATCAGGGGAGCATCGACTCCCCCTTTTCTTTTAGAAGTCCGTCGTAGCTGGAGCAGACTCAAAGACATCCAGTGGATCAGGCTCAAGGAACTGATCGGTTTCAGGGTTGTACTTGATCGGGAATCGACCAACACTCCCATACTCACGATCCTTAAGCAGCACCAGATGTGCAGTGTTGCGCTCATCCTCAGATAGCTCAGGGTCTTTGCTACGCTCAAGGCCAAGCATGTAGTTGGCAAAGCGCATCAGACCACGGGAACCTGTGAATTGACTCTCGAGAACCTTACCTCCCATCTCATGGGCTGGGCCTGTGGATGGAGAGTTCAGGTGTGAGAAGCCATAGAGCGTGAAGTCCAACTCTTGGAGCAACTCCTTGATCTCCTTGGCTACACGGTTGATCTCATCGTTAGCCTCAGAGGCAGACAGGTGAGCAACCATGACAGTCAGGTTATCGAGGAAGATGTCCTTCACCCCACAGGAAACCACCATGTACCGGATGGAACGCTTGATGGAATCCCAGTCAGTACCAGAGGTGGCGTGGCTGTACAGGAACACCTTGCCATCTAACTGGGAGATAGCATCACGCAATTCCTCTTGGGTAAAGTTTGCGTCTGGCTTGTGGAAGGGCTTACCGTGGAACTTACCTGCGATCCCTTTCAAGGTGCGACCAATAGGTTCCTCCAGCATGAAGACTCCAACAGGGAGTCCTTGCTTATTCACTAACCACGACTGCAATTCTTTAGCCCAGTTGGTCTTACCGATACCAACACCAGCACCCAAGTAGTAGCTGCACTTACGGTTGATCCCGTAGGTCAGCTTGGTGAGTGAAGGCCAAGGCCAATCAATCCCCATCTCAGGCATCTTGATGGCTTCATCCAATGCATCCTCTACGCTCAACACCGAGGCTGGGCGATAGGTCTTTGCTCCCCAGATAGCCTGAATGACAGCATCAGCTTTACCAGCAAGCAGACATTCATTGGCATCTTTGTAAGGCAGGGTTGCCACCTTGCATTTACCTGGTGAGAACAGAGGGACACACTCTTCCACTGCCTTCTGTCCAGCATCATCCATGTCGAACATCAGGATCACAGACTCAAAGGATTCCAGCCACTCGATGTGCTGCTGGATAGCCTTCTTGGCTGACGATGCACCATTGGCAATGGATACTACAGGCCACTTGTTACCTTGGAGTTGGCTCACGGTAAGGCAGTCGATCTCACCCTCGGTGATCACAACCATCTTCCCACCAGAACTCCACAGTTGCTGACCAAAGAGACCAGCACGTTTCGGTTCGCCAATGAACTTGAAGTCCTTGTTGGCATAGCGTAGCTTCTGGGCAACCAACTCCCGACCATCATAGTAGGGAGCGATCTGAACCCGAGTGCCGTTCTTGTCTGTACCTGTGGCGTACCCGAACTTGCGGCAGGTTTCCTCGGTGATCTTCCTCTTGGTAAGGAAGCTATACTCACCATCGGTGATGAGGTCTTTGCTCATAGGGGTTTTCCTCTTAGGCACTTCACTCCCAGCCTCAGCCTTGTAGCCACAGCCGGGAGTGAAACAAAAGCCATGTCCATCAGAGTAGAGCGACAGGTTGTCACTACTACCGCAGTCAGGGCATGGCAGCTTGGCACGTACTAACTCAGAAGCTGTATCGTGCATAACGCTGTCCAGTAGCGTCCTTGCACAGTGTGGTGCGGATTTTGTAACCCGCTTGCTTCAGTTCGCTAATGCGCTTCGGCAGGGAGCGAACCTTGTAGATAGCAGCAGCAATCACCGGAGTGATTTCCATGTGATCTTCAAGGTGCTTCAACACCAGTGCGGTCTGCGGCTTGAGTGGGAACAGGGAGAGTTGTTTCATTTCATTTCTCCTAAAAAGGCAGTAAAAGAAAAACCCCCTGCTCCACTTAAGGAACTCGGGGGTTGTTTGATGGGCAGTATATGTTGGGGACTATTCGACTTCTGGTGCAGCCACGGTGTCATGCCACCATTGCTTTACGTCGAAGGACGGACAAGCCTTACGAACTCCCGGCCAATCACGGTGGCCTAGGATTTCTGCACGGGTGTAACGGGTAAGCAACTCCAGCAAGAGCTTTGCCAGTGCTGCCTTTTGGTCGAGCGTGAAGTTATCTTCAGCGTTACCTTTGTCATCGACACCACCAATGAGACACACACCAAGGTTGCCCTCGTTGTGGTTCATTACGTGTGCGCCAGTGGCACCTTCCTCTCGACCCTTCTGGATTTCTCCTGAGCGGGTGATCACATAGTGGTAGCCGATACGGGCGAAACCACGACGCTTATGCCACTCGTCGATATCCTTTGCGGTGAAGTTCTGGTTCGCTTTGGTAGCCGAACAATGAACTGTGATGTGGGTTATTCCTTTAGCCACGCTTCGGGTATCTCCTTGTCTGCGTATTTGAATCCGTTCTTCTGACACCACATGGCATACGTGGTAGCGGATAGTTTTGAGATTCGTCCTTTGGAGTTGCTAAACACAAACCTAATGTCGAGGTCTGGGTGCTGCTCCTTGATCAGCAGATGCTTCTGTCGGTCTGCTGTGACGAACCGTCCTTTACTTTCGATAATGATCCCGTTAGGGAGGATGAAGTCAGGCGTGTATTTGGCCTTCTTCGATGGCTTCACGTAGTCGATCTTGGTGGATTCGTACTGGGGATCGATGCCCTTGGCTCGGAGTTGATCAGCAATGACCTCCTCCAAACCAGAGCGATACCCTTCACGAATCCCCCGATCAACCGTCGAAGTCTTAGAAGTCCTCGTTATCTTCCGGCGCATCAGCACTTTCAAAGTCAGAACCAGAAGCTTCAGCCTCGAAACCATCTTCTTCATCGAAGGCATTGGCAGCACCAGAACCACCAGAACCTTCCACAAGCTTGATCACTTGGACTGCCTTAAGGCGCAGCGAGACACCAGCACCGATTGCCGTAGCAAAGGGAACCAGTTCAGCAGCAACCTTGACCACAGAACCACCGTAGATACTCTTGTCCTTAGGGAAGGGGTTCTTCTTGGCATCAACCAGATCAACCTTGCCTTCAAAGGTGGTGCCATCCTTCATGCGGATAGTTGCCTTACGCTTGAAGTTGAACTCCACCTCACCAGTCGGATTGCCCTCGTCGTCATAGACTTCAGAGTACGGAGGGGTTGCATCCTTCGGCTTCTTCTTGGTTTGCTTCAGGACAGCAGCCACGTTCTCCTTATGGATGGCATCGATCTTGGCGATGACCTTGGCTGCATCTTCTTCGGACAACCGAAGCTTCAGCTTGAACTCACCATCCGGATTGAACTTGGTGTCCGGCTTGGTCAGTCGTGGATATACAGCCACACCAGCCGGGGTGACCATCAATTCAAATTTCTTATTGCTCATTCTCAAGTTCTTCCATGAGTTGTTTTTCGAGGGTAGTTACATCAAGGCCTTCTACCACCATAGTGGATACAAGGCACATATCAATGCGTCCTTGTTCTTGCAACTGCTGCTTGGCCTTGCGGATCAGGTGTTCTTGGTAGGTGATATCCACATTATTCTCCCAGAAGTGCCATGTTATTTAGCCTCCAGAACGTGGGCCATGCGGGTGAAGAACTCAGCAGCCTCACGACAGGCATTAGCATCGAAGTAGGCACCATTGCCCATACCACCAGCCTTGGTGATCTGAATGAATGCTTCATCAGAGCTGGGCTTGTAGCGGAACACTGCGTGATTCTCCAGAGTAACTGTACCTTCCAGCAGGGTTTGCTTAACGACACGCTTAGTGTTGATGTTCATCTTGTTACTCCGGAATGAAGTCAGAGAAAGTGATCTCACCTACGGCAAACTCACCTTCAGGGATGTAGTTATAACCAGCAGCCTCCAAGGCATAGCGGATATCTTGGGTGTGCATACGGGCAGAGGTTTCAGGACAACCACCAATGCAAGCCATCAGGTAACGCAGGGTGCGAGCTTCTTGATGGTTGAGGGTCAGGGTTACACCGTCAGGAACGGTCTTGGTTTTTGCGTGAGCTACAGCCATTTTGATTCTCCTTACTTACGTTTTTTCCAGAAGGTTTTGGACGACGGGTTCCACCACGAATCAACCTTGGTCAGATTCTTGCGGGGCTTCACGTTGAACTCTTGCTTGTGCGGGAATTGGCGCTTTGCCATTACAGTTCCTCTTTCAAATACTGTTTGATTGCACGAACCTGCTCACCACGCCCAACACTCAGGGCATCCAGCAGAATCTTGTTAGCCTTGTCCAAGGCATCTCTCGGGTTGGTTCCAAATCGCTGGCAGATCAACAAAAACAAAAGACCGGAGGCAGCTACTTGCTTACCTCCGGTCTCGCCTTGGATCACATCTAGGATTCGGAAAGCCAACCTCTGCACATCCTCATGGGAGGCACAGTTCAGTTGGTCGATCACGTTCATTTGTTCATCGGTTCTCCAGTGGTTACCTGCCGAAAATGATGGGCAGTATATGTTGGGGACAATTGACTATCGGGTTAGCGCAGATACCCAACCTTGAAAGGGAGCAAGTCGTCTTCGTACATGCTCACAAGCAGTTGCTTACCCTTGTCCTTAACGTAGATGTCGAACTGCCCGTACTCGTTGATCTTCTCCTCAAAGTAAGAATCACGGTACTTGGCATAGACACGGGTACGGTTAGCATGGTCTTTGTATAAGTAACCATGAGCCATCAACGCTTGCTTCACCTTGTTGGTATTGACACCCTCAAGGGTTCTCGCAAAGGCAGCTACGGTCACACGCTTGTCTGCAATAACAGCATCGAAGACAGCAGCCTTGGGCTGGGCAATCTCAAGTTGCGCTTGCAGTTCCTTTGCCTGACCAATGATGGCTTCAAGATACTTCAGGGGATTCTTCAGCAGGTCAGCAGCAGCATGGTCAGCCACAGCTACACCCTGAGTCTGCAGCCGGTCATACGCTTCGATCACCTTGAGGTGGAACGCTGGGCTGACCCACATAGCGTAGGCAAAGACCAACGGACGAACAACGAAGGTTCCACCGTTAAAGCCGCGTTGTGCCAGCCAAGGAATAATCTGCGGATTCGCAGAATAGATTGCATCAACCAGTGCCTTGGTTTCATCACGACGCATGAAGAATGCGGGTTGATGGTTGGGGTTGCCTCCAGCAGCCTTGTGAAGATCGTTCAGACAGCAGCGACCATCAGCGTCTTGGCGAATGGTGATGGTGTCGATGGTGATTACTTGAGTGTTGCTCATGGTTACTCCTTAAGATTTCGGAAAGTTGATGGGCAGTATATGTTGGGGACAATCAATAGCCGAATGACTATTGACTATCCGTTAGTGAAACTATTAGGCAAAGAAATACCCTGCGTCCTTCACCAACTCAATGTTGAAGGTGCCACGCTTAGGTGGCTGGGGGATTTGATCTGCCAGTTCTCCAGCCTGATCCTTGAACTGTTGGTACAAGTTATCCAACCAGTTGTCGGAGTAGATCGACACAAAGACTTCACGAAGAGTTACAGCCAGCGTATCCACATCAGTAGCATGGGTTCCATAAGAATCATGGATCATGCAGAAGTCAGAGATACCCTTGGCAGCACAGGTATTGATGGTCAATTGGCAATGGGCCGCATCAAAGCTATGGATTACGTTTGGACTAATGCCCAGTCCCGATCTGCCCTTGTTGATCTGTGGGGTTTCCTCCTTGAAGCGAGTGCGAACACGAACACCACCGAGGATGGTATCCAGACTCTTCAGGCTGAACTTCTTGTAGCTCTGAAGGGCGCGGAAACCAGCAGGAGTCTTCCAGGAAATCGGGAGATTGTTCTCAGCCAGAACCAAAGCACAATCCTTGAGCCACTTCATAACCAGAGGTGCAGCCTGAACCACATTACCGATCTCAGCTTGGATGTAGTCGGAGATGTACTTGTAGTAAGGGAACATCTTCTCGTCTTCAGCCACGCCTAGGTAATCACGTACCTTGCCATCCAGTTCCTTAGCGAGGTCTTCCCGAATCTGCTCCAGCATACCGAAGGAGGTGGCACCGTAGCTCACGGTCATCACGTTACGCTTGACCAGACTACGATTGACCTTGCCTTCCCATGCTTGGGCAATCTCATGGCCCACCTTTGCATCAGCTTCCACTTGTGCAGCCACACGTTCAGCCACCAGACGGTAGATATCGGCTGGCTTTTCGTGGTTCTTACAGTTGGTTGCTTCAGCACCGAAGGTATCCAAGAGAAGGCTGCTCAGGTGTTGCAACCCATTGCAGCTACCATCGAGATTTACCGGCAGTGCGACCACAGCATCCTCACCATCACGGCAGTACTGCTCCCAAGCAAAGCAAGCAGCAAGGCCTTGCCAAGGCTTGGAACCCTTGTCTGCATCCATCCAGAATCGATACGTTAGTGGCTCAATTGCAGAAAGAGAAAGCTGGGTGGAGTGTTCATCAACCCACGCTTCACGCTCTGCCCAAGACAGTTTGTCGATACCAAAGGTGTTGGCAATGTGACGCTTAAGCCACTTCACACCAGAGGAACCCAGACGCTTACCCTTGGAGAACTGGAGCAGACCCTTGGCAAGATCAGCACCTTGAGGTTGCAACGAAGAGGAACAGACGGGATACAGACGGCCACGCCAGTCAGCTTGATAGACGTAGTAGAAGGCATCCTTGTCAGCCAGTTGCTTTGCCAATCCAATGCAGTCACCAATGATCATGCGCTTAGACATGAGTCTACGGTTCTCGGCATAGACCACCTTACGGGTAGATTTCCACGCCTTCCACTCGTCCGGATTAGCTTCCTTGAAGGCCTTCACTGCTTCTTTGCCATCCGAGGACAGACCATTGGGAAGCTCAGGGACTTCCATATCATCACGCTCAGGCAGGTTTGCCAGAGTGCTACGGGATTCCCAGAGTTCTTCCAGAACATTCAACACATTCTGGTTGATAGCCCATGCAGTGCGCTGAACACTGTTGATTGCATCCAGTACGCCTTGATCTGGCAGGTTCTCAGGGTCTTGCATATAGCCAGACAGACCAGACTTAACCAAGGTCAGACGACGGGAGAGATAACCACCATCATTCATATTCGTCCAGTCCATCGGCTCGATCAGCATCGGCATATAGACAGGAAACATGTCCTCAAAGACATAGTTCATACGATCCAAATAAGCTTTGGTCTTGGGGGAAATCTCAATAACCTCTTCCTCTTTCAGGCTAGGTTGTTTGATCTCGATAACACTGGTTTCCTGAGCGAAGAGCTTGATCAGGAAAGTACCAATAGCCAACTTAGTGTCGGCATTTAGCTTTACAGCAAAGACCCCAGCATTCTTGGCATGACCCAGAAGAGAATACCTAGAGTGTTGCTTAGAGGTTGAAGACTTATTTTCTTCTAAGACCCAATTAAAATAGTCTTTATCCTTAGAGCGAAAGTTATCGTAGATCATTTGGTCTTCAATAACATTACCCAATTGACGAGCAACTGATTGAAAACCTCTACGACGACTAAGAGAACCTAGAACAACTTTAATGGTGAGCAATGAGAGAACTTCTGGTTTAACCTCTTCGATTGCAGCTAGGTGTTTATTCTTTCTACCTGCTTTACCCTCCTTAAGGTTCCCAAAGATTTCTCCCAGCTTCTGCTTTAGTGGATTCATAGCAGCAACCATCAGTCGTTGATGGGTCTTCAGCGAGTCTTCCTCTCCACGTTTAGATGCATCTTCGATAGCCTTGTGATAACGCTTAACACCGGCCTGAACCATAGCGTCTTCCCAAGCTTGTTCAGTTTCGATCAGATCAATGGTCTGTTCCATTTGGTTCTCCAAAAAATGATGGGCAGTATATGTTGGGGACAATTCCCAGATCGCTCCGGAACTATCGATTATACCGCATGTGGATACCTTTGTCCGCACTTAAGCGGCCTCCTTGTAGGGGCTGTAGCGATCATAGATGGCTTTTGCTGCATCCCCCTGCCCCTCGATGTTAAGCCTGTGCCGCAAGTCTTGGATAAGCTTCCAGTTGGCATTACCGGACGACCAGACGCGATGATCATCCGAATAGTCGTAATACCAATCGTGCCGCTTAAGTGCGGCTTCTAGTTGAGCTAATAGTTCGTTCATTTTGGTTCTCCTTTATGCGATCTTTTCGATCAGTTGAGGTACAACGAGACAGACAAAGACAAACCCAGCAACTACCAGTTGATTAACCAGATAATCAAACATTCTGAGTCTCCTCGATTGCTTCGATAATGTCGAGGATTTCCATAGATTCAAAATAATCAAAACACATTTGCACTACTCCTTATTGATTGCGATTAACTACGGATATAAATCAGGGGTTCTAATCTAATAAAAACCCTTGTTTATCCCCTTAGTGGATTTATTGGACGGACTTAATCTCAAAGACCTTTTGGGCCTTCTTCTTGCCAGTTCCATGCACTGGGAAGGCAATAATCGGCCTGTCTTGCTTCTGGCAAAGCTTGCAGGTGTAGCAGCTAACGTCCTCGCGATAGGTAGCTGGACAGGTGATCACCTTACGGCCTTCTGGCGTATAGGTTGTATGTTCCATGCCCTCGGCTTGAATGGTTGCTACTGGTGCAATCCCAAGGGCTGCAAGCTTGTCGGCCTCCTCGTACGATTCAGCCGACAGATTGATTGTGAATCCACACATATTGGCTTCCTCTACAATCAATCGATTATGTTTTGTATCCATCGGATAATGCGTATAAGTGAATCCCTTGCGCCCCTTATTAGCGCGCACCAGTTCGCCCACTGCATTACCATCAATCAAGTCGTTACACAGCATGGGTAGATCACCCGCTTGGTTATGCCTCCATATAATCCCCTTGGGAAGCTTTTTGATCTCATTACAGAACGTTTCCCAGTCTGTCCCTCGCTTGCCATTCGATACAGCAGCCCAGTTAATCCCCAGAGGGCCATATTCAGCGTAGCAACCATTTCCCTTAAGACTGCAGCTAGATGGACAGCTATTTTTGCTGGTGGTGGAAACAGGTATAGGCCCGGTTTTTACATTGGTGGAAACCTTGGTCAGATGAACATTCAACATGATATTTATCTCCTTAGTGGAATCATTAGAAAACATTACGGATAACTGCGTGTTGTTTGCTACTGAGACTCTAGTTTAGTGATATCGATCCACTAACGCAAGCACTTTTTGAAATAAATTTGCAGATAGTTGATAACTCATTGAAAACAATAGATAACTTTTTGTTAGCTTTTGGTGTCTTTTGGTGCGCTAGTGGTGCCAACCAGTGAAAAAACGATAGATAAACGCTAGGTTAGCTAGTGGTGAAAACCTGGATTTGCTGTAGTGGTGAGCTAGTGGTTAGCTTGTGGTGCGACTCTAGGTGTTGCTTCTGGTGTTGCTTCTGGTGGAAAAAAACAATAGATAAAGGAAATACACTGTTGTATTTTTACAACAAGAGAAGCCAAGTGTTGCTTTTACACCACACCTCTAGCTAACCAATAGCCAAGCCATAGCGATACCTAGTGCGGTATCAGATATATCATCTAGTGCATCCTCAATAGAATCAAGGACTTACGGTGTGTGTGCATTGCTAGTGTGACCTAGTGCTGCACCACGATAGAAACCAGGCGCTAACCAGAGCAAGGCGACAAGTGCCAGCCCAAGGGGGGAACCAGCAAGGACACTGAACGTCCTCCCACTTCAGAATTTTGTAGCAAAACCTAGCGACCTCCTAGAGTCACACCTAGAGCAACACCTTTAGTAACACCGCAAGCCAACCAGTAGCTGTCCGGAGAGGATATCTAGTAGTTATCTAGTAGTGGTCTTAGGTTCTTACTCTAGGGTGATTATTCTTAGATGAATATAAATCTAGGATCAATCTCAGGGTAGGTAGAGGTCTCCTGAATTAGCTCAGAGATTCATCTCAGAGTCTCTTCAGGGAACCTCTAGTTTCCCCTTCTTCTCCTAATGTTGGGGACAATTCTAGGTCTTTGATTCAAAAGCCTAAATTGATCCAGTTATCGGAGGGTCTTTCCCACCCAAAGACATGCTCTGAGAAGCGGTCTAGCTCTGCTCTCAGGAGTTCTTCTTTGTGGTCTTGGATAAGGTTGTCCTGACTCTTAGCCATGTGTTCAACCCAGTAGTTGACACCCATAGCGAGGGATTCAAGACGGTCTTCGTGCAGCAGTGAGCCTCGGTCTTTGGTGATCCGAGTCATCTGATAGAACAGTCGGTAGTCCCTGTGTTCGTTCTCGTTGTCTGCCTTGACGATCTTCTCATCGAAAACCAATCGGTGTTGGTTCAGGACAGGCTCGAGGGTATCGATGATCCTTCGTTCCTTCTGACCAGAGTGGTGTATTTCTTCCACAGTGACAGGATGGATACGAGCAAGGACAGGCTTGATCAACTGGGTGAACATGCCGTCACCAAAGTTGGATTCGATCAGGACGAGATTAACCTTCTGGATCATGGCAACCATAGCAAGCTTCTGGAGGTTCTCTTCTGAGTAACCACCAAAGAGACCACCATTGGCTGTGCAGTAGATCATCCCGTTGAGCATCTTGGTCACTGAGTAACCCAGTTCGTCTTTACCACGACCAGCAGGGTCAATGGTGAGAACAGCACCTTGGTAGTCAGCCCACTCAGGGGAGGCCCACATGGGCTTGAACCATCGGTCACCAGTGAAGCCAGGATTAGGTAGGTCGAGCATAAGTTCTCGAGAACCAGCCCAGACAACCTTCACTGGAGCCTTATCGACATCAAGGTTCATCACCATTGCGTCTGCAGTCTTCAGTGGATACCTATCAGCATCCGAGAGACTTGTGTCGAGCATGAACTGGAGAGCGAAACCAGAGCGTCCATAGGAGTACTCTCGTTCTGTCAGATCACGATCATCAAAGCGGGAAGGATCGATTGGTTGCCAGCAAAGCTCAGGCTTGAACTTATCGGCAATCATGGGGGCCAGTCGGTTACCATAAGCCTCGAATAGCTTCTCGGTCTTCGGATAACGTGCTGTCCAGATACGGCATTGGTAACCACGTTGCTCAAGGGTCTTGTAAACAGACTCTTCAGTTTGCGGAGTGCCGAGGTAAACGATACGACCACCCGGGGAAAGCACCGCATCGAACTCTTTGACTGTCTCAGAGAGCTTCTCGCGTTGCACTTGGGTGGCAGAGTTGTTGGCTGATTCAACGTCGTCAGCAACAATCAGGTTTGCACGACTACCAGTTAGCTGCCCAGTGATACCAATGGACTTAACTGAAGGTGCGTGAGAGGCCTTTGCTGGCCCGACATCGAAAGCTACGTTGGAATCCCGTTGGTCAGGCCCAGCCTTCAGGTGGGACAAGACAGGCATCTCATTGATCAGACGCTTCGTGAAGTTGGAGAAGTCATCAGATCGTGTCTTGGATGCAGAAACCACCAGAATCTTGGTCTGGGGGTTCATCAGTAGCTGCCAACAGACGAAGGCAGAGGTGACCCATGACTTACCAACACCCCGGAAGGCTTGGATGATGATCCGTTTATTGGATTCATCCTGTAGGTAGTCAGAGATATCGTACTGGACGGGGGTAGGTGCGGGGAGGTTTAGGTGTTTCCAGACCAACCAGAGGAAGTTCTTGAAGTCCTTCAGTCTGGGGTCTATTGCTTTAGTGGTTTCTTTAGTCAACAGAATGCCCTCAGAACGCACAGAAACGCTCCAGAATTGATTTCCTTAGTGGAACTAATAGACAGACTTAGGGAATGTCTTAAAAATCGATCCTAGAGCGTTTCTATGGGTTTAGTAGATTTGCAGTCCAGTTCCACCACCTGTTGATCCTTGGTTGGTGGAGGCTGCTTTAGCGATAGAGTCGCTATTGTTATTTGTGTAGGTAACCTTTACAGGGTCAGCCGCAGGTTTGTCGTAAACAGGGTCTTTAGGTTTTTCCTTCCATACCCAGTCTTTTACAGGTTTAGCGATTGCACCACCTAGAGCCGTTTCTCGGATACCTGAGTCATAACCAAAGATTGCGGTCATTATTTGGTTCCAAATTTCACAACATTGTCGTCAAAGGGAAACTCCTCGGATAGCTCTTGGAGTTCCTTGGAGTACTCAGCAGCAGCTTCGATCCCGTTATCCTTCAGGAATCGCGCTACGTGACCGAGGACAGCAGCATTTACTCTGCCCTCCTCGTCCGTAAGCTTCAGTTGCTGCTTCATTACCGTACAAAGCAAGCTATGGAGTTCCCCTAGCTCTTTCTCGGCAGCAGCCATGTGTTAGTCCTTCTTGGTTAAGAGCTTGTCACGAACAAGCACGTAGATTTGCAACAGGGTATAGATAGCCGTTAGCACCAATACCCAGCCTTGGAAGGGATACCCAAAGAGTGTGAAGGTACTCACAGCCACAGGGGGTGACACCTTCACGATGTCCATAGTGTGTTCCTTCATGTTATGCAGTGATGGTCTTCCGTTCGTCTGTTATTGGTATCTGTCATTACGTTTCTTTCTTTACTGTTCGTATTTGAGGTTGGAATTGAAACACTGCTCTTGGATGTTTGACCCTTGCTTCACGATCTTTCATGTAATTGTCTAGTAGCCAACCACATTCGAATGTCCAAGCTTTAGCACCCCAGAGTTTTTTAACTACGCGATACTGAAAGTACCCAGAGCTAGAAGTGATCTTGAACCAACCAAGTGTACCTTGTCCTTTATCTACATTCAGCCCGTTTCCGGAATCAGTAAGTGTGAACGTGGTATCTGTGTGGATGGGAGCAGCTAAGACTTGCCAGCAGAATCCGGCAGCAGGATTCCGCCAAAGCCATAGCACCATACCAAGATAACTCTGCCAATACTTAGGACAGTGTTTGGTTCTCCAGCCATGATCTCCCCATAAGCTATTGTCGTAACTGGTATCAAACCAAGAAAGCCAAGTGGGCAATCTTGGTTCAACTCCATATCCGTTATTGTTATCTATAGGCCCATTGCGTAGTTCAGCGAATAGTGGCAAGACGGGTGCCAGCAACATGGCCAGCAAATAGAACGGGATGTAGATGCAGAGTAGGAATAGATAACGGATCATAGAATTGCAGCCACGTCAGGGTTTGCTGCAAGGAATGCCTTGAGCTTATCCACTGGATCGACTACAGGTGCTGGTTCCGGCTGTGGGTCGGCAGGTTGAGGGGTGTTGCCATCAGCCAGCCATGCGAGATAGGCCGCGTAGTCTGTGTTGGCGGGGTCGGCGGGGATGAAGGCGCGGTCGGCCAAGCGGATGATGGAGGATGTGCTGGTGAGTTTGAACATGGTCATCATCCTCAGAGTTCGCTGGTGGCGGCCCAGCCGGTTATAAGTTCGCTTTGTCCCCCCGAGGTAACAGACCAGCGCGCGCCAAAGCCGCTAACGGATGCGTTGACAGCAGAAAGACCAGACGCGTTATTGAATGAGGTGCTTGTAAAGCCGATGGTTGGCGCAGATCGCTTTTCGACCTTAAATGCGGCAGGAGCAATAACAATTTCTGAAGTTGCGCCGTATTGCCTCGCGTTGAAAGCAACCCCAACCTCGTAATACCTCTGACACAACGCCAGCTCAGTCCCATATGGACGATGTTCAAATGGCGTGGCGATGGAACCGGCTTCGAGTTGAACATTAGCAACAGTACCGGAATTGAACTCAATAGTCGTATTGGCTCCCCCAGTAATTGAAGCCTTCACTGATCCCGATGCTCCATAAGAACCGGCACCAATACGTCCCTGTGCAGTACCTTCCCAAGACAGGACGTAATCTCCAGTAGCCAGATTCAGCCCTTCAATAACTTGCTGAAGTGTTTGACCTGCCGGAATAGTCACAGTGGTTTTATTATTAACCGTACTGAACGTGATGCCACCAGTACCCGTTACCTTCCAGCGGTCTAGGGTATATTGCCCAGCAGTTGTCGCAGCGCCGGAAACATAAACACGCTGATTGATACCAAATGCGCCGTTGATAATCTTATTTCTAAAACTAAATGGCGCACCTTGGGTAATTCCTTGAGTGCCAAAGGCAACAGCATCATTTCCACCGATCTGAATCGCGCCACTGGTGCCGTCCGGATTTGCTTTTAGAGTAATAGGCATTTGTTATTCTCCTTTAGGCAGGTTGAATGAGGATACCAGAAAAATTTGTATCAAGTTGAGTCGCCTGCGTGACACGATTTGACCCCTGATTCTGGTAAGTGACAACACAAGCATAGTCGCCAGTGCCGTTCAGATAAACGATACCAGATACGGATAGAATGCAATATCCACCGCTCTGACCAACAATGCTTCGAGCGAATGCGGATGATAAGTCCTCCACGTTTTTAACTAAACCAACTTGAATAGCTGAAGCCGCAATCGGGGCGTCGGCATAACTAACAGAAGTATTTAACTGATAATAGCCAGGGATATTTGGTGTAAATCTTCCTGTCGTTGTGTCGTAAAAATTTCCAATATCAAATCGCTTTTGCTGAAAGATTACCTTTGCGCCAGAACCACCATTCGGAACAGTTGTTCCAACACTTTGAAACGCACTAAACGCCACCAAATTCTGCGGCGTCTTAACCCTGCCCTGTGCATCCACAGTCAGAATATCTTGCGTGGTCGCACCGGCATTACCCCTAGCCAGTTTCAATGTACCGTTATCAGCTTCGGCGGTAATTGTGAAATTGTTAGCCGGAGTATTGGATAGCCCGAGTTGGGCTTTGATTGCTTTTAGAAGTGACATGGTTATACCCCTGTGAAAATGCAAGCCAGCATCGCGACGTTGCGCGGCCGTGTTTCAGTGCCCCCGGTTGCTGAGATCGCTACACCGCTTTGACCACCTGTGCCCACCGACGAGCCGCTGGGTGTCCCTGATAAATACGCAGTCAGGTTGATCCCGTGACTGTGTGATTTGAACTCATCCGCCTGCGCCGACCCCAACGACCGTCCGGTATCAACACCGCGCCCATCATCCAGACAACGAATAAACTCACCACGCAGGTCTGGAACCGCGAATGTTGTCGAACCATCCCCGGCGCCATACGTCGTGCCAATGACTGCAAATAGGCTTGCATATGTCGTGCGTGAAACAAGCTGACCATTACACTTGAGGAAGCCACTCGGCGCATTGGCACCAGCCATGAAAATGACCTGACCAATTAGGAACTGCACCGCATTGGCAGAAATGCCTGTTGTCCCTGAAATAACTGTTGCCATTATTTGTTACTCCTAATCTTTTCAGCGTTCTTGTTTATCCAAAGAATCACTGGTGTTGGCTCTTGTTCTTTCTCGCAGTCAGCAGCCATCACGTCTAAAACACCCGCCGCAGATTCAGTAGCGGCTGCCCACGCTTCCCTAAGCAAATCCTCATAGTCAGAATAATAGGCTTGGTAACGCGACTGCATATCGGAGAACCATTCTTCGAAAGTCATTCAAATCTCCTTAAATAACTGTCCAGACAGAGCCATTCGGAACAGTGACCGTGACACCGTTGTTAATCGTGATAGGCCCAGCAGTCATGGCATTCTTTCCCGTCGTGATGGTGTAATCCGCTGTGATGGTCGTGTCGTTCTCAACGAACACAGCATCAGAACCGCCACCAGTAGCACCACCACCGACTGCACCCCAAGCTGCCCCGTTGTAACCCTCGAATTTCCCAAGGGTGGCGTTGAAGCGGAAGTAACCAGTGAGAGGACTAGCGTCACGCTGGGCAGTCGTGCCAACAGGAACCTTGACCGAACCAGTGTCTGCCGTCTTATCAACCTTAGAGGCAACCACAGCAGCAGCAGTGTCAGCAGAAGCCGCAGCGTTGGTCTCGGAGACCGCAGCAGCATTCTTGGAGTTGAGGGCTGCTACAGCATAGTTACCGGCATTGGCAGCAGAGTTAGCCGCCGCAGCAGCACTAGCAGCAGCAGCCGCGAGATTCGCTGGGATAGTTACATCCACATAATCCTTAGTGACGGCATCGTTACCTGCTACAGGTGTTGCAACATTCTTAATGCGCTTATTGGCGGCATCAATAACACCGTCCAGAGCAAGCACCAGAAGAGAAGCCGCATCGAAAGCTTCTTGTGAAGCGAACAGGTTCTGCAGTGCCGTAGCGTCCAGCAGAGATTCCTGAAGCGTGGAGCCATCAACGTAATCCACGATAGGAGTGTCGATGGGCGTTACACGCTTGATGAGAACAGTCACACCATTTGCAGGGGCAACGTCCAATTGAATTGTGTTAGCGGTCACATAAGTATATGCAGTGGTTAAAACACCACCCACATAAACAAATACGTGATCCTTTAGGAGATACTGGAAAGGAATAGTAAAGTTTCTATTTGTTCCATTACCAGTATAAGTAATATTAGCGTAAGCCATTTAATACCCAGATAATAAAAAACCCACCCTGAGATAATCCCAGAGTGGGCTTGTGGATTTACCCTTGGCTAATTAGTTCTTAGCGATAGGCTCAATTGGCAGACCTTTACGAGCGTTCCTCTTGTTCATAACATCTTGAAACTTAAGGGCTTTTAGCTCCGGGTCTTCTTGAATAAGCATCTGTTCCGCACGTGCGCGATAACTGTCGATAAGTCCTTTGATTCTACTTTGCTTGGTGTTATTCAACCGCTCATACCCTTCTTGTCCATCTGGGTATTGCTCCCACCGAGGAGAAGTTACAAGCTTGTCAAGGTGTTCCTTCAAGGTCATACCCATGAGTTTCACCTCTTGAGTAGCCAGTACCTGCAGCCTGTCGTATTGCTTCGGGGTAAGACCAATGCGGTGATCCAGATTCTTGTCTGGATAGTCCACATTGATGCCCAACCGGACGATCTCCTTGACTGACGGGGATTCATCCAAGGTCTTGGAGGTAAGGGGAGACAAAGCGTCTGGGCCTAACGCACCTTCGCTAGTGATCACCTCTCCGGTCAGCACATTGCGTTTCGACGGGACAGCTTCAGAGGCCAGAGGAATCTTTGCCAGCCAACGATCCTTCCAGTCCCAGTAGGACTTTGTGGTTGGATCAATCTGTTTAGCAGCCCACTGAGAGGCACCACCGAAAGGCATGAAGGAAGTGCTGACCTGAGCCACATAGCCCATGAACTTCTTCTCGCCTTTCTCAAGGGAGAGCTTATGGATATCACCCATCAGACCACCAAATTCAAACAGAGACATCGTGTAGGATTTCTCTGCCATGTATTTGGTGGATGCCAATAAGCCAACGGCAAGCATCTCTGGAATACTGTCATAATTTCCACGCCTTGCAGCAGCCACGGCATCAGCAGCCATGCCGAAGAACATCCCAATCGGATCGAGACCGTCGATCTTAATGGTTGTATCACCAAACTTCAGGGCATAGTTCTGACCATTCTGTATTTCCTGGTTCTTGTCCCTGAAGCCATCCTTACCACCAATGAGATAGCCCTGATAGGCCAGCGTTGTTGCAGAAGCCAGTAACAAGGAACCGAAGGCCCAGTGAGCAAGAATCTTGTCAGCCTCTGACCCACCTTCCTTGAGCGTTGCCCGAATAGCAGCATTTTGTCGCGCAAGGAGCGGCGTAGCAGAGAGAAAGGGTGTGCGGGAACCAACGTACTTCATAATGTTGGTCGGGGTTTTGACGAAGGGAACGATGATGTTCAGGAGTGGCAACTGGGTACGAGCTATGTTGATACCAGTACCCAATTTGTCCAACCACCCACCCTGATCCAAGCTCTGCTGGAAGGTACTCTCCCTAGCAGCATTCATGGCCTTCTCGGTGATCTCCATCGGAGGCATATCGAGGGTTTTAGCCACATGCGTGAGGAACTCTTCAGAGCCAGCCTCCAAGCCTTCAGCCATAGCAGCACGATAGGCCTGAGCATTGAGTGACATCCGGAAGTTCAGAGCTTGGAAGAACTTATCGGTAGCTCCCATGAAGTGCAGGTTTGCACCCATAGCAGACCCAAGCTTGTCCAGACCCATCTGCAGGTATTGTGCTGACTTGCTCGTAGGGTTCTGAATCAGATTGCCCAAAGCGTTGTTGTCAAACATACGGGCATCACCAGCTTTGGTAGCCCCGTCATGGACTAGGAAACCGTTGTCGCCAGCGATCTGCTTGTACCAGCCTTCACCAAACTTCTTCTCGTTCCACAGGTAGGACACCGCATCCTGAAGACCTTGGAGCAAACCAAAAGCTTCCGACTTGACTTCACCAAGTGTCTTACCACCTTCCGTCCCACGCACACCGGCAATACCTGCTTCCAACAGGCTTTCCATCGGAGTAGCAATGGTACGCATGGTGTTACCAAGGATGTTCTTGGATTGGGTAATGGGTGACCACAGGATGCCCGTCAGACGAACATAGAGTGCAGCTTCGGTAGCCCGTGAGAGGAAACCCTTGTTCAGGGCTGCATTCACTTGACGAGGATCAGTCAGACCACGCAAGGCTTCAGCCATCTTTAGCTGACCTTCACGACCACCAATGGATTGCACCAAAGCACCCAGTTGTCCAGCCAGTTCAGCCTCCGTAGAAGTCTTACTAGCCATCACACGCAAGCCACGTGCAATCTCAGACTTGGCACCTTCAACCTTAGCCACAAGTGTGGTGTGGGTTTTGATGGCCTTATCCAGAGCCAGAGAGGCAGCATCGAGAGCAGCCGAAGCTTCTTCACCAGACACGTACTGCTGGGCCTGTACTTCACGCAGAATCTTGGCAGCAGAGAGAACCTCTTGCGAAGACGAAGCGATCACCACCTGAGCAGCCTTGAATCGAGCATCGAGGTACTTGGTATCACCGAACAGGTCATTGACCGTCTTGATCCCTTGGTTGATTTTGCGGGATGCATCATCAGCTTGCGTCCAAGTGCGGGTACCTGTCGCAGCATCACCGATAGAACCTACAGAAGCCTTGTTGAAATCCTTCTCAAAGGATTGCATGGTGAGCGTCAGTAGCTGCTCAATGTCTTCTGCGGTATCGATGTTGCGGATATGGGCCTGAAGTTCTGCCGTATCATCAGCAGTCATCTTGGTGAAATCACCAGCCTTGATCCGCTCTGCGAAGATGTTCAGACGTTCCTTGTTGACAGTGATTGTCTTGCGAGGATGAAACGCCTTTGGAGCAACACCTTCCATACCTTCACGGGTAGCCAGAACAGCAACCGTAGGGTTCTCTCGACGAATCTGTTCGATCTCCTTGGGGCTACGCATTCGATAGACGGCACGACCACCTAGGTAGCCCAGAGCAGCCATCATCAGCTTGTCCTTCAGAGGAGCGTCTTCGTCCTGACTGTTATAGCCAGCAACACCACCGAGGATGCCTGAGCCAAACTCTCGGATCGAACCCCCGAAGTACAGCTTGGCAAGCATGGTGGGATCAACGAAACCAGCCTGAGAGGCCATAGCTTCCTTGAAGCCAGCCAGTTCTTCCTTGGTTACCGTGGCACCTTCAGGCACCAGTCGAGCCAACTCAGAGTCAGCCGGGATATCGATGTTCTTGACACCAGTCTGGCCTTCAACAGCAGCCAGTGTTTCATCGATTTCCTTGGACAGCTTGGCCGAGGCTACGTTGGTATTCCGCTTCTCACGAATGCCCATAGCAGCAGCATCCATCTCGTTGGGAGCAGACTTGAGCGGAGCATAACCATCATCCACAGCACCCTTCAGTTCCAGCCAGCGGTCGATCTTGTCACGTTCAGCTTGAGTGAAGTTGAGGTCGTTGAAGCCTTCCTTGCGGAGTGCCTTGTCGAATGCACGGTTGGGATTACGTCCATCACCAAGACCAGCCAGAGTGTCGTCCAGAACCTTGCCACGCTTACCAGCAGTAGCAGCCTTCTGGTTCTCAGCGATGATCTCGTTGATCTCCCGCAGATGTGCCTCTTTCTCCAAGAGGGACTTGTGCAGAGCTTGTAGCTGGGCTTCATCAGCACCCAGTTGTTCAGCCTTAACGAGGTCTTGGAACTCCTGCTCGTAGGCAGCTTGCGCTTCCTTCTGATAGGCCACCTTCTTCGGGTTAGCCAATGCACGAACTTCTGGTGCCGGGAGATACTTCATCGGCTTGTTGGGAAGATCACCAGCAATCCTGGTAGACTCACCTTCAATTACACCGTCAGCCTTGCGACCAACGGGAGATAGTTCACCACCTTTCGCTACAGCCGGGACTCCAGTAGTAGGCACAGCATCAGCCTTACCGGGAACCCAGTTAGGTTCGTTATCGAGAGTACGGAAGAATTCAACCAGTTTGTCCGTAGCATCCTGACGCACTCGGGCATCAAGCGTTGGATTACCGGCAATCTTGTACTGTTGAAGGATGTCACCTACAGCCTCTGGGCCAAGGTGCTGGTTGTTGCGAATCTTCTGGAACAGGGAGCGATCTTCAAGACGACCCTTGATGATATCCAGAGCAGACTGAGGAGCAGCTCCTTCGGTAGCCTGAGCAGCAGCCTGTGGGGCAGCTTCCCGTGCAGCTTGAAATTCAGCAGCCGGATCAACACCGTCAGCAAGCTTCTTGCCCTTGAAGCCACGAATGGCAGCACCAAGACCCTCGATGACCGGAGCAGCCACGATACCGGACAGGACAGAGTCCAGAGCTTGCTTAAGTCGTTTCTCACCAGCACCTTCATCACCCTGCACTTGCAGATAGCGAGTGATCGGGTTGGACAGGCTGGGTGCATGGGTCTCGATGAGGCTACTCAGGTTGGCAGCTTCAGGATTAACCGTGGTGGCCGAAGCGATAGCTCCAGCAGCAGCACCATCGGCTGCAGTCACAGCCAACTTACCACCAGCACTGGTAGCTGACTTGATGCCAGCACCAGCAGCCATGCCACCAGTCAGTGCCTTCTCAGCACGTAGCGCAGGGATAAAGCCAAGGAGGAACTCTGAGATATCCGCAGAGACTTGGTTGGCAGTGGTGCCAGTATTCCAAGCATCTACCTGATCCTTCAGAACAGCAGTACCTACCTTGGTGTCCTTGGCCTTCAGTTCTTCGTATTGCTTCTGCTGGGATGCAGTCCGGAGGTTGACCACGTTATCGTTAAGCCAGTTACCAGCATCATCCACAGCATTCAACAGGTGCATACCACCTTGGGCTACACCTTTAACCACACCCTTGCCAATATCCGACAGGAGACCAGTGGATTCACTGCCCACCTTAGAGGATGTATTGGACGGAGCTTTGGCTGCAGGTTGAGGTGCAGCCTGTTGGTATGGTCGGGGGATAGAGAACCCTTCTGGAAGTGTGTTAGTAGATAAACGACTATCAGCTAACGCTCTTTCCCGCCTAATTTGTTCATAAGCGTCCATTATTTAGCTTTCTTTTGGCTATTTTCGTAATACCACTGGAAGTATTTGAGGTGATCACGGTAAGCCTTGGTACTGATCTTTCCTGACCGGAGAGCATCCTCAGCTTCCTTTTGGGAATACAGTGTTGGCTTGAACTTAGACCAGTCGGCATTGGCCCTACCTGTAAATTCTCCGTAGAGTTCCTTGGCCTGAGTCTGGTAATTCTTTACCAATAGGTTAGCCTTCTGCGTATCCTTCAGAACATCAGGAGTAAGTTCCTTGAAGAAGCTACGTTCAAGGTTGGCAACCTCAACACGGTAATCCATTGACAGGTTGTCATCGTAGGTCTGGATGTCACGGGGCATAGCACCGATCACAGAGTTGTGCATGGTTGCCCTGAGACTTTGTAATTCAAGCTTGGCAGATGCTCTCTCACTTGCAGCCAGTGTTTTGTTGGCAGCTTGTTCCTTAGAGATTTCAGCCAGAAGACTGTGTGCTTGTGTGTAACCAATCCTGTTGTCTTGCATAGCCTGAATAACATCACGACTACCTGCTTTGCCTGTAAGAATTTTCCCGTACAGTTCTGTAGCAAATAGTTGTGCTTCCCTCGTGTCTTCTTTCTTGAAGGCATTCTGGAACACATTGTTCAACTGGATGATCTTCTCGAAACCAAGACCTCGAAACCGAGTGTCTGTCTTGAGCTTATCCAGTGCTGCCCTAGCCCCTTCGGTGTCACCAGAGGTTCCCTTCAGGGCAATATCCGTCAGTTCGCTATCGAGTTCCTCCAGTACCTTGGCATTCATGCCTTCACGTTTGGCCTTGATAGCCAGCCCGAAGTTACTAGCAGCCTTGGATACCTGGTGGAGATCATCAGCAAACAGTTTCTGAAAAGGCTTCACTCCATCCGTCCCTTGGTAGTTCTTCAGGGACATGAGCTTCTCTACCGTATCCACATCACCATTCTCCACGGCAACCTTAGCCATGTTCGTGGTGTAGCGTGTTACATCCCGGTAGCTGCCACCATTGGACTTCAACCAGTCTTGCACTCGGGAACCGAAGTGATCAGCACTCCAGCCTTCAGCCTTCATGTCACCACCCAAGAAGTCCTGCCAGAGGCCTTCACGCTGGGCATCAGCCAGAGCCAGTGTCTGCTTGTCCCATTCATTGGTGACCTCAGCGATGGACTTGGACATCACCTTGTTCATGCCAGCGAGGAACTGGGGATGGGACAGGCCCTTGGTGTTTTCCTTCCACCAGTTGCTGACCCACTTGTTTACGTCGAAGGTGGGCTTACCTTCAGCATCAACCTCGGAGGTATCAGCCGACAGGAAGTCTTCCTTGATTTTGTCTGACAGTCGCTCCCCGGTGACGAAACCCTTGGAACGCATAAAGCCAGCAATGTAGCGGGGGTGTTCTCCAGATACAGCCGCAACTGCCTTGTCGTAGTCTAGGTCTCCAGAAGTGAGACCAGCAGTAACACCCTTATCTTCCTCGTTATCTCCATGTTCTTTGGAGAGTTGAGCAGAGATTTGATTCAACTCAGGTTTAGCCTCAGCTAAAGCCTCAGCAAGTTTCATCGCATCAGACTTGGCTGGTTTGACCTCCATGTTGAGAGGTTCTGCAGCCACGCCTAGACGACGAAGGGTTGGAAGATCGTACTTGTGTTGATCCTCCAACGTACCCACAACTTGCCTAGATTGCACTTGGAAAGTGGTTGATCTAGCCATTTGTTAGTTTTTCCTTACTTAGATTTGGATCGCATGTAGGTACTCGCAGCACCTGATTTGGATAGCATGTAGGTACTCGCAGCATCTGAAGCGATCTGAAGACCAGCCTGAGTTTCAGTCATACGACCACTCTCAGCTTGGTTGACAGCACTTGAATAGCGAGAAGCTGCAGCACGACCTTCAAGATCATTCTGTTTGATCTTGTTGGCCTTGTTCTCTTGGATGCTCTGCATATCCATCTGTGCTTGGAAGTCGGCATCATTAATCAGCCGATCCAAGGAGAGACCTACCACACCAGCCTCACCGGATGCTGTGCGAATCTTTCCTTCATCAATCATCTGCATTCGATATCGCTCGTTCTGTTCGTTCTGAGCGGCATCTGCAATCTGATTGGCTTGTTCTTGAAGAGCGTTCCTCTGGTTGTCGTAGTTGTCCTTGGCTGCTTTCTTGGCAGCTTCGGCCTGAGCCTGTGAGGCATTGTATTGAGCAATAGTGGACACAGCAGCCCCCATTGCGAGGGCTGCAGACAATGCCACGCCTTCCAGACCAGTTTCATACTTGTGACCAGAAGCTACCCTTTTGAGGTAACTAAGACACATCGTTAAATTCGCCTAAAGTTCTGAGAGACCTTAGCGTTCCATTCGCCAGCCTGAATGCGGCACTGGAGCCAAGTGTCGTTGACGATATCCACCTTCATCCCTCGAGCGTCAGCCATGAGTGGCACTCGGAAGGTTCCGGTATAGGACGGGATGGTTCCCAACACACTGGAGACACCAAGTACCTTGCCGGTGAACTTGTAGTCGTAGGTTGGGCGACCCTTCGGCGTAACCTCTACCTTGAAGTAAGAGGAGTCGCTATAGGACAGCAAGAGTGTCTTCATCTTGAGCGCATACTCAGTGACTGCAACGTTCTTGTCGTCCTTGAACACGAACTCGGTGAACCGATAACGCATCGTGTAGGGAACACCCACATAGACAGCACCAGTGGAGTAATTCCCTGTGGCTGTTACGGTTGTACTTGAAGGTCGGGTGATGGTCGGAACCGTACCTGCCTTAACCCCATAACTGGAACCCAACACGATCTGCACACTGGTTTCGCTATAGGGGATAGTCCAAGTGGTGGTGTTATTGGTGCTGTTATAGGAACCAGTCACCATGGCCTTCCGATCTAGAAGAACCAGAGAACCCATGCCGGTATCCACCTCACCAATGTTCAGTGCGATGTATTCGAGATACACCCCATCAGCACGTTGGATCACCAGATACAACCGGGAGTCAATCACCTCACCACCAATGATGGAGTCGGTACTAGCCAACTTCCACTTAGACCAAGAGCTTTGCAGCTTCTTGCTCTCGTCACCCCAGTAGAACTTGTAAGCAAAGATGGTGTTTCTCTCTTGGCTTGACAGGGCAAACAGGGAGTCCTCGATGGAGCTACCGATCAGCTTGTAGATTCCCTTGGGAATGTAATACTGAACGTGAGAGGTAACCTCAGCAGCATCATTGGTATAGGTCTGTGGCTGGACATAGTATTCCATCACGGCACTATATTCCCCACGTTCTGCCGTGAAGTAAACGTCCTGACCAAGGCCAATGGGTTTGGCATTAGCGTTAATCTGGTACTGAGTAGTGGTGTTGATCGTGATCGTCTTCTGGGACAACGCTACGTTTGCACTGGTCGAAACCACAAACTGCATGAGGTCGGAGAATAGGATCAACTGGGTGTTGAACGGGATGGCATGACGGAGGTTAGCCACCTTGGTTGAACTCACAGCAACGTCAATAGGATCACTATCCACGATGGTGGTTACCGTATCGATGAAGAAGGTAAAGAACTTCCCTGCCTTGCTCAGGATAACGTTTTCATCTGAAAGCATCCCCATCCGGTTACGGTAGAAGAAGATGTCACTGATGGTTCTACCAACGAAGGAAGGGTTGGCGTTAGTAGAGGAATCCCCTACGTTACGGTCAGTCCAACTGACCTCATCAAAGGTGAATGTTCCATTGGCTTCACGAACCAACTTGTGAGGCATGGTGGCTGCATTGAACCCTAAGACTTCTCCTGGTTTAACCGTTTCGATGAAGCTATTGGTTGAGTTCTGCCACTTGACGTAATAGTTATCTGTGTTGGATTGGGCATCACCAGCAACAGTGATCGTGAATCCCTCGACAAACACGTTGGGCAGATGGCTGTACTGCTGGACACCTTGGTTCAAACAGTAGATGGCCTGACCACCATAGGAGTCACTAACCCCGTAGCTCGGGATAGAACCTGAGTTTTTAACGACTCGGATTACGTCTGGAGTTACCGTAGCAACACTATAACCAACACCAAGGTTGGTTCCTAGGCTAGAAGCCAAGGCACTAGCGAAGCTAGATTGAGTACCACCGGATGTACCCAAGGTGGCAGTACCGACTACCCCATCCACCCACGCATTGATCGTGTGTTGTGCTGGCGCAGCAGCAACATAGAAGTACACCGTATTGCTGGGATTGGCTGCTACCAGAGAAGAACTCATGGAAGTTGCCACACTCTTGTTGGAAATGAGCGTGTGGTCAGCAATGGTGGTACAGGCGAAACCAGTGGCTGGGGAGGCGTTGTTCAGATAGGTCTTACCCTTGGGGAAGTTAACCGTCTTCTCCACACCGTTAATGTCATAGACCTTGAGATCACCATTGGAGATGATCACCACATACTTCTCGTTAGCGTCCCGGGCAATGGTATGTACATGTACGCCGGAATAAGACAGGTTAGACAGCTTTGCTACGTGGGTTGTCGGAGGTCTCTTCTTGAGTCCCTCCACAATGGAACTCAGGGCATTTTCCTGTAGCTCTGCCTGAGTGTTCAACCGGAGAGAAACAGGCTGCTGGGAGACCCCTTGAAACAAATTTGGGATAGCCTTGTTGATCAGCATTGTTACCTCTGGATGATGGAAGCTACCGAGTAGTTAGCAGCCATGTTGTAATCAGCAGTCCAAGCGTCTTGGCTGAGAGCTTCTGCACGGGCAAGGGCTTCATCCTCATGGGTGAAACCATCCAAGGTGTCAGAGCTATAGAAACGCTTCTGGAACTTACGGGCTGCAGAGATAGTGATGTAACGACGAACAGCTTCTGGGGCATCCGTAAAGGGAAGCAACCAGACGATATCCACTTCGATATCCTCGGGGAACACGAAGGTGTGGTTAAGCTTGTCGTAGAGCTTTGCACCACGAACCACAGGTGCATACTTGGAGCGATGCTTGGTAGTGATATCCAGCTTCATCGCATTCGGAGGAACCGGGATGTAGCCATTGGAATCACGAACCAGTGTGTAATCTTCTTCGGAGTTGAAGTCCCATTCAAAGGACTGCACCTCTCGGTTGGTTTCATTGAATACCTGGATAGCGTTGGACACATCAGCCAAACCAGTATCAACGAGAGAGCTTACAGGTGACTCACCGATCACCCCCAGCATCACGTTGATAGCCTCCAGTTCGCTAGTGGGGGTAGTGACGGTAGCCATTTAGAGTCTCGAAAAAAAAGCCCCACTGGTTTTATCCAGCAGGGCTTGGGGTTGTCAGCTTAACGATGCCACTTCTTGGTAGTAGCTACACCATTGGTGCCAACGGAGATTTGCTCAAGGAGAGCATGTAGTTCAGGGCTGTATTCCATACGCCGCTTATTACCACCAGCATCGTTGAACTCGATACCACCACTGTCCATGACAGAGATGGTTACCAAGTTACCCAACACCGTACCACCCGTAGGGGCAGTAGAAGTGGTAGCAGACGTATAGCCACGAACCTTGAACGAAACAAGAGAACTAGCCATAAAGACCTTTCAAATATTGAATTGCGTTGCGGAGGATACGAACATCATCCTTTGCGTGGCCTAACATTGAATTACAAGTAGGACAAAGCAAGCCCCTGACTTCTCCTGTGGAGTGGTCATGGTCAATCACTAACGGATTGTGTTTGAATGCTTCGTGGGGGATGTCGTCTGCGTGAATACCGCAGATAGCACAGCAGTTGTTTTGCTGGCTCTTGAGTTCTTCTATGAACCCAACTGTTACGTTGTATCTTTTAGCCGCTGTCAGTGTTGATCTACATGGCTTGCATGTAGGACGATATTTACGATTGTCTTTTCTAAACGTAAATTCCGACAGCGGCTTCTCTTCTCCGCAGGTATCACAAACCTGCGAATACAATATTAGGCAGTCTTAAGTTCAACTGCGGCCTCGGGCCTGACAATACCGTGGCCCATAGCGTACTTGGCGACAACCAGAGTACCCTGACGACGGATGTCGTACTGGGATTCGGTAGCCAAGTCCATGAGCTTGACGGTAGCAACAGCCGACTTGTGCATCACCAGACCAACCGTGGTGGAGAAGTTACCTTGGTAGGCAGTCGGGCCAGTGGTGATGTTGGCAGACGGGAGCGAGGTGGTCTTAACCATCTCAACGCCAGCGATCTTCAGGACAGTACCTTCAGAGATAGCACCCTGACCACCGTACCACTGGTTGATCACCGTGGTGTTCTGGGCCATCAGGTAGTACTGGGCCGGACGGAAGTAAGCAGCACGTTCGTCAGCCGGAACCCACTTCTCATCCATCGCTTGAGCAGCAGCAAAGATGCCAGAAGCCAGCGTGGTGGAGTCAGTGCCGTAGTTGGCATTGGTCAGAGCCGAACCACCAGCCTCACCAGTGATGGTGGCAGCAGCACGAGCAGCCAGAACACCAACCTGAGCAATGTTCTTATCGTAGGCATAAGCCAGCGACAGGCCGCATTCCTTGGAATACTGACCACGAACATCGTAGTGGTTCATTGCTTCGTCGATGTTGGAGATGAACACCGGGGAGATCAACAGGTCATCGATGGTGATAACCTTCTCAGCAGCCAGAATCGAGTTGCCGGTGATTTCAGCACCCGGAGTGTGGTAAGCAGCCGAGTTACGGCCCAGCACCGGGAATTGAGCAGACTTGCCGTTAGCAATAGAACGGGTTTGGGTACGATCCTTGAAGACCGTGGTTTTCTCGAATTGAGCCAGAACTTCGCCAGAGAAGACCTTCAGGAACAGCGCCTGAACGTCACCAGCACCATTAACCTGACCAATACGGGACGGGGTAGCGTTAGCCATAAAACTTATTACCTATGTGAAAATGAAGAGATACCTAGTAAGCAACTAGGATTTGGCGGGGTCTCTCCAAGAACACACCTTAGAACTCGCTAGAGTTGTCCTCCCTCGGGAGGGCTAAAGGTTGTACTCAGGGTGAAACTTGAATGAGTAGAAAAAGGAACCCCACTGGTGCGCTCGATCGGGATGTCCCAATCCATTAGAAGCGTGTGGGGTTTAGAAGCCTTCTAACGAGGGCTGATTAGAAGATGTTGGAAGCTTGAAGACGCTTCATCACCTGAGCGCGATAAGCCGGATCACGGTCATAACGTGCATCCTTAATGGCATCGACGTACTGCTCTTTGGATTCAAACGGAGCAGCCGAAGTGGCAGAACCAGATGTCTTGCCCCCAAGTTGGGATTTCGGCGGCGAACCATTGGCAGCACGATAGCGGGCAGCAAGGGCTTGAATAGCCAGTTGCATTACACCCTTATCGTTGGAGGACATGGCACGGTTGTACGCAGCAATGTCTTCCTTACTTACGGATTCTTTGGCCCAAGAGACAATCTCAGCGTAGCCTTCGTCACCACCTACATCCTTCAGGAGTTCGGCACGTTGCAGTTGGGCAGAGGCCTTCTGACCATTGACGAAAGCTTTGACCTGTTCTTCCGGAATACCTTTGTCTGCAAGAGACTTGTAGGTTTCAGCGGTCAGGTCACCATTGGCGAGATACTCTTGTTCAAGAGCATTGAAGTCGATGCCCTTGTCCTTAGCCAGTTGAACTGCTTGTTCAACCGTTTCCAGTTGGACAGGCTTGGCTTGTTCCTGAGTTTTCTGGGATTGACCTCGTTCTAGTTCGGCGTATGACTTAGCCAGACCTTCGGTATCAATTTCACCAGTTTCTGCATTCCAGAACTTCTCCGGTACATAGTCCGGACGTTGCTTGGCTACAGGTTCAGAATTGCCGTGGGTATTACCAGCATTGACTGCAGCTTCTCCAGCAGCAGCCAGTGCAGCATCATTTGGCCCAGTTGCTGGTGCCTCAGTGCTGTTGATTACGATTTGTTCCATTTGCCCTCTGTGTTTTCTTAGAAGTCTTCTCGGATGGTTCCACCGGGAAGCTCAACACGTTTCGGTTGATTCTTTGCTTCCTCAGTTACCGGAACTTCCGGTTGATCATTAGCCTTGTCTTCAGGCTGGGCTGACTTGGCTTTCGCCATTGGTTTCTCCTTGTTGTGCTTGATTAGCCATTGCTTGCTTGGTCATAGCACCGAATTGATTGATTGCATTTGGGCCAAGGGACTGCAACATCTGCATCTGCTGTTGCTTCTGCATTTCTTGTTGCATCTCTTCCTCGGTCTTAACGAGACCTGTCTGATCAATGGACATGGCATTGCTGATGCGCTTGATCAGTTCGTCCTGATTCAGACGATTCACCAGTTGCATCTGCGTGAGGAACTCAACGAACATCTTGAGCTTGTCCAAGTCTTGTCCTCGACCAATGGCTTCAAGGCCTGTGGTCACCGTAGGTTTGGCAATGTTCTTGGGTAGCTTCGGGACTTTCTTCTGCTTCTGCAGTCGATTCATCCAGATGTTCAGCATGGGAAGCTGGAGTTCCTGAGTGAGTACCGTGTAGATACCACCAAGACCATCTTCCAGTTCTCGGGCCATGTAGCGAATCTCTTCAGCAGTGACTCGCTCACCACCACGTTGAACAGAGGTGTTCAGCATGAAGGCGTAACCAAGACGGTCTTCGATCACCTTGATCATTTCTTGGGCAACCCGAAGGTCAGCCTGTTTCTCAGCTTGGAGTACCGTTACATCAGCAGCATTACCAACGATAACGTCGTTGTTGTCTGCCATAACGATGTCCTTCTTCTTGGTCGTACCGTTAGGATTAACCAGCCAAAGCATCTTGGCACAGGCAGCAGAACCCTCGATCACAGCCTTGGAGAGGCCTTCAAGTGACTTGAGGTCACCGAGGTACTCTTCCACATAGCTACGTCCATAGTCTTCGTTATCAACGGAGATCAGGCGCAGGGCTAGGTAAGGCAGACGATCCTTGGGATAAGTGCCATAGGAATCGGGGATGAAATGACCATTGATCTCTTGCTCCACCTCATACATCCCAGACTCTTCGTCCAGTTCAATTGAGGTGTAGATAGCAATGTTCTTGTCGTTAGAACCTTCAGCAGACTCTAGGTCAGCAGCAGCACGAATATCTGCAGACAAGGTTGCCGGGGATACGTCTTCCTTGATGATGATCTGGAGGACGTTGCCCATCACATCACGCCTAACCACATAACGGTCAAGACGGAAGATGCGGAGGTTATTGGTTTCTTCAGGGAAATGGATAAGTACGTTGCCCGATACAAGCAGTTGCTTGAGGGCTTCAAAGATAGCCAACCTTGCGTTGGAGCTATTTACTTCCACCATGAAGTCACGCTCGATGGAAGCAAGAACCTGTTCTACTTCGCCACGGGCTGATTCAAATTCAGCCATGACAGACTCAGGAACGTCGTACTTAAAGAAGGGATGATTCGGAGGGAGTAAAGCGAGAAGTAGCTTGGAGGCAAGGTTATTGACACCTCGCGCTCCGATACCCTGATACGGTGTTACAAACTTAGTTGCACCACTGTGTCCCATAGGAGGCATCAGGGTCGGGATGGTCAGCTTGGCGCATTCCAAGGCCCGAAGGAAATACTGGGTGCGGTAAGACTCAAGCTTTGAGTACTCACCTGCCAGATGGGCTACTTCTTTAGACTCCTCCTTGAGTTCTGCTCGGAGGGTCTCTGCCATTGTTAGCTCGGGATGTTCAAGCCACTAGACGAAGACGAACCACTGGAAGCACCAGAACCGCTATTAAGGTCAATGCGAAGACTACGAGTGCCTTCACGTTGGCTCATAGCATCGCTCTGGGTTTCACTACCACTACCTCGGGACGAGTTAGGGTTACGCATAGGCGAGGCTTCAGGCGGAGGAGGAGTAGCCGGGGCTGGCGGAGGTGCTTGGGTTTGACCACCACCTTTACCTCCACCACCACCACCGTAAAGGGTGAAGAGGCTAACCAGGGATGCTGGGTTGATTAAGTCGTAAAGCTTCATATCGGGTATTGGATAGGCCTAAGATGAATTGATCTACCAATTGCCCATCAGGACGGAGGTAGGTTAATGGGAGAACACCCTCCTCCTCAAAACCATACCGAAGCATGACCTTGCGAATTGGTTGATGGGGGGTATAAACGTTGATCTTTCGGATTCCCAGATCGTTGAACGCATGGTTCATTGCGATAGGCTGCAGGGTTCTCCAGTGATGTACGTTGCCCAGTAAGTGTGGTTCCAGTACATAACGATTGGGAGAATGCACACGCATCACCAGACCCAACTCCTTGCTTCCCCAGAACCAGCACCAGTTGGTTTTGGCCAGGGTCTCTAGGTGCTTCATCAAGTCAGTCTTGGTGTAAGCATCAGTCTGGTAGAACGAAACAGGGTTTTCTTTTTCCCAGATCAGGTCTTGAAGCCACGGGTCTCGGAAGTCGATTAGGCCTAGGTCAAAATATTGAGAGGTCATCTTCCTTCTCCTTGAGTTTGTTTAGAAGGAAGACCACAACGCTTCTTGCACCAGCCTTAAACCAGACCTCACGATCTGTGTCAGTCAAAGACGCACACTTTTCTGGGAAGACCTCATCGAGCATCTGGATAAGGTCATAGGACAGCATGGGTAACTTAGTGTCTTCCATGAGTAACTCTTAGTGTTAGTTAGGGTTACTCTAGGTTTCTCTAAGGTTTATATTCATATAAGAAATAAAACCCAGAGAAAAACCTAGAGTTGAACTTATGGTTCCCCGTACTCTTAATGTTGGGGACAATTACCTAGCTGGACAAACACCACTTGCACACTCGTCTGAAGTCAGCTCATCGAAGCTGTTGTGCTGGTCGATTTCAACCGGCAAGAGGGTCTTGGCGTACGCCTCAAACACTTCTTTGGTGACCACTTCTTGTGGCAGGTACAGGTAGCCAAGGTCGGCTGCAGTCTTTGTCGGATCGGTGCGGAACAGGAAGCTGACACCAACGTAGTGATCCCAGTTTTCCAGAAGCCAGTCGATGATCTTCGGGACTTCGGTTGCGTCGTAGCTAACCGTGCAGGACACGTTTTGCTGACACCAATTCTGCATCAGCACCTTGTAACGCTCTAGTTGGTCTAGTGCAGATTCAAGGTTGACCTCAACTTCTCCAACCTTTTGGAACTCCACTCCTTCCCACTCCACGGGGAAAGTAACCAGCACACTTCCTTTGTCCATCGGGTTATCGAACACGCGATAGCCTGACTTTCGTAGGGCATCCACAAGGGGGTCGTGTTTGCTAAAGTTGATGTTGTTGAAGATGTACCGACCCAGTGGCTTATGGACACCTTCAGTGGTATCCATGACTTTGCTGACCGTACCGGAAGGTTTAACCGTAGTGACGTTCTTGGGCAGAGGGGAACCCAAGTCTTCAGCCATCGAATAAGCTGCATGAGTCGCAACTCTTTGAAGCTGCTGATAGTCGTATATCCCAAGGTCTGGTCGCCGCACGATGCCTGTAAGACCAACCCCACAGAGTCGCAAGAAAGCGTTGTTGAGATGCCACGCTTCCTGAAGGACTCCATCGTTGAGATCAACGCAGGTTTGTCGATAGCAAGCCCTTGCAGCCAACCGGATAGCACGGTGAAGCCCTGCTGAATCGCCTTTGAATTTACCAATGTCTACCTCGACTAGATTACAAAATGCCTTGTTACCAAGGAGAATCTCTGCACAGGGATTGACACCAGAGAACCAAGGCGCACGTTGGCGGGCAACTTTAGCGTTGATGAACCCCGGCTCAGAACCACCGGACTCAACCATCAGCTTGAAGATTTCTTGGAGTTGCTTCTTGGAGGGTTTCTCCCAGAACAGCAGAGAGTTGTTCGATTGGGAACGCTGAGGATTGCTAACCCAGAACTCTCGCTTTGCTACTGCGAACTCTTCCCACTCTTCCTCGCCAAAGACGAATAGAGCGATCTCAGCAGATCGACGGGAAGACAGAACAGTACCCAGCCAATTGACAACATCGAGGATATCGATCCGACTAAGAAGATTGCCAGCCCTGCGATTAAGGATGTTAGCGATAGCAACGTAAGCCCTAGCAATGTCTTTGTCGCCAGAACTAATCCAACCATACCCAGCCAGACGCTCTCCTGCCGGTCTGATCTCAGAAAAGTCAAGAACGAGGGTCTCGGCGGGATACTTCCCAGCAAGTAATTTACCAATGGACTTAGCCCAAGCTTCAGCCGAGTCACCAACGGAGATCGTCCAAGTTTTAGTTTCAGCATCCCAAGTCTCCAAGTTGGATTCACGCCCACCCTTGGAGGTACGTGTGGAATTAATTACGTTAATGGATTTAATGGGCGAAGTAAAACCCGTAAGTTGTCCCACGATAGGACGGAAACCCACACCGCAACCCTGAAGCAGCAGCCAGAGGACATCCACCACATCATAGACAGTCTCGACGTTGGTGAAGCTACAGTTGAACTGGGATGCCTCACGACGCCTTGCGATGTCCGTACCACCCAGCCACAAGGTGCGACCAGAGGACAACACCTTGCGCTCAATCATCAGCTTCTCTAGTTCGTAGAGTTCCTTCCACTCGGTCTTGTTAAGCTCACGCCCCAGCGCACGTTCCCACAGCCACTGGTGGTGGTCGATGACACGGGCAACGGTCAGTTCCCAAGACTCAAAGCGTTTGCCTGAGTTATCCAGAGGACGGTTATAGGTGCGACGGGTGACGATCTTTGAGCGTGTAGAAGCCTCACCGATCATCGCCACTCCCTTGCAGGGTTCCCTTGCACTTGCGGGTGGAGAGCTTCTCGATGTTCTTCTGGGCGATGTAGTTCAGGTCGAAACCGTAGTCATCTGCCAGCGCAGCAACGAACCACAGGATGTCACCCAGTTCCTTGCCTACGTTGATCATATCCAGATTCTTGCCATCACGAATCGCCTTGGCAACAGCCGAGTGCAACTCCCCTACTTCACCAGACAGGCCCAGCAGAGCGTAGTCATGGTTTGCCGAGGGAAGGCGGAAGCTCATAGCTTCACGTTGATATTTGTTGAAGTCCATTTTGTTCTTCTTGAAGATCAGGTCGAAGTTGTCTCGACCCTGTTGAGATAAAGAACGGGAGACCAGACGATCCCCCGTGATGTCATTCGTACTCACTTATTTGCCTTGGGTAGCTCTTTGATAACCACAGGTACGCAGTAGTGGTTCTTCTGGCCGAACACTGAGGAGGCATCAGGAGCAGCAGCTAAACACTCTTCCTTGCTGTAATAGACCTCAGCGTAGGTAGGAATGCAGGTACGAACACAGATCATGGTGATCACAGCCCAGAGGGTCATGCCTTGCTCCCATACTTCTCAAGACGCTCAACCTCAGCCTTCGCGTAGAAGAGCATCTTCTTGGCATCACGCAGTTGCTCACTGTGCTCCACCTGACCGTAGCGGAAACAGGCGCGGAAGATTTCACCAACCTGAGCATTCATGTTCTTGAAGGCAATCAGGTCTTGCAGTTGCGTGGCACCTTCAGGCAACACGTAGTAGTCAGCAGAGGAACCATCGGACTTGATCTTGCCCTGTGGTGCTTCGATGCGTGGGCCACACAGACAGTCAGCCGCAACATCAGCTATTGTTTTGGGAAGCTCTGGACGATAGAGGGCATCGTAAACTTTACTCATAGGTTTCCATCCCGGGAGATTTACTGGAGAGATCGCAAGGCAGAGCTTGCAGTTGAGTGAGGGACGTTCTGCCTGCTTGTGATAAGCGCAGGTATTGCAGTCCTTTAGGGTGTCCAAAGGATCACCTCCTTGTTCTTGAAGTCGTAGTCTTCAGCACGGCAGATACGTGCAACACGGGCTTGAACCAGTGCGTCCTCCTCGGTGAGACCCTTGGCAGTGAAGGCAGCGACCACATACTTCCACCGATGGAGTTGCTCCTCGGGGTGACCATTACCGTCCAGAATCTTTTCAGCCTTGGCTGGGCCGATGCCGGGGCAACCCTTGTAGCCATCGGTGGTGTCACCAATGAGGGTCTGGTACATGTGAAAACGGTCGGCCTCCTCCTCGGAAAC